TCGACTTGTTCTGCAAAGTCTTGGAATTTTTTTGTACCTTGTTCTAATACACCATTTAAGAACGCTTGTCGTTTCTCATATTGAGTTAAAGAAGTAACAGATTTTCCTAAAGTTCTTGCATATTTTGAAGATTCTTCATCTACACGAACAAACAAACCAATCTCATCGAGTAGTTCTGGTTCGAGTTTAATCGCACCTCGAAATATTCTATCTAAAGAATCATTAAGATCTCGTCCTAGAGCTATTGCTGCTCCTTTTGCGACTGTTGTTAGTCCTTGAATTTGTTCTGCCCCGAGACCGGCACTCGTTGCAAGTGCTACCTGTCTCATTCCGTCTGCAAAAGCAATAGCGCCACCAGACGCTTCTACCAAGTCTCTAGAAATTGCAGTTATAGAAGAACCACCAGTAGCACTCAATCTTTCCATTGATTCTGTAAGTGTATCAATTTGAGCAGATCGAGACAAAACACCAAACGCTGCTGTTAGAGCAAAAACGTTAGCAGCTAGTAAAGCATAGGCTCGTACGAGTCCTCCTCCACCGCCACCGCCGTCGATGTTTTGCTGCATTTTTGAAAAGTTTTTAGTAGAGTTTGAAGATATATTTGCAACACCTTTTTCAGTACGAGAATATCTATCACGACTTTTCGTAAGTTTTTGAGTGCCTTTATCTGCTCTTTCAGTAGATTTAGCTAACTGCTCAGTTTGTTTTTGAACAACTTTGACACCTTTTGCGGTAGCTACTACTTCAAATATTACTCTATTATCTGCCACTATTTCCTTTTCATTTTATCGTATTCCGCTTTTAATCTTTTCTGCGAAAGTTCGATAGCTCTACTGTCTAAAAACAGTATTAATTCAAATATGTATTCTGTATTGTGTGATTCTACTTTGTAATTTTTTAATAAAAAATCAAAGTTGGTAAAATCTTTTCCTATATATCCTATATCAGGATATAATCTGTCGCCCAAACTATTAAATATATTTAAGGCTGTAATTACTATTTCTGGAAAATCCTCCCAATCGGGAGGGCATTTATCCCAGTTGGGCTCTTCGCCCATTTGCTCCATCATTTCCAAGTATTGATCCTTGGTCATGCCTACATCTTTATTATCAAGAAATAGGGTCAGCTTTTTCTGTATTAGGTCCTTGTTCTTTGCTACGAAAGTTTTCTAAGTCAAAGACTACCTCATTGAGCCAATTATCAAACTCAGAAGAATTTTCTACTAATTGTAACGCATTATCTTCAGAATATTCTAATTCTTTTTTAGGGTCTTGACCTTTTAGATCGACTAGTAATAGATCTTCTAAAAACTCTAATTTTAAACCTTTCCAATTTTGAACAGTTGCTTTTGAAAATTCTTTTACAAATTTTTCATCATTCAATTCGTCTTCAAATTGACGTGTTTTTCTGTTAAATTTATTTATAGTACACTTTTTTCGTAAGTTTACTAATTCTTTTCTAGAGAGATTTGCAAGTTCTACTTCAAATCCACTTAGTCCTGGGAATTCCACCCAAGTAGTTTTACTATCTACTAGTAATGATTTTAAATCCATGATGTTATATTCTCCTAATATGTTATAACGGTTGATAAATTTGCAGGATTGCCTATCAAACGATAGTCAAAAGTCTGCGTAAATACTTCGCTTTGGCTCATTCTCTTTGTAAACATACAATTTGCTAAATTTGCATCTAAGAATGTACTACCACTTACGAGAGTTTTAATACGAACTGTAGTGTCTGTATTAAAACTTTGCACTGTACTTGAATTGTTCTCTGTAATATATTGAGTTATATTACCTGAAACAACTCTTCTTCCAAGAGTAAACCCAGAAGGATACATTGCATTTGAAGCATTTGTAACTGAAAGACTGCTTTGTAATGTTTCATAAGGTGTCCAAGAAATATCATTTTGAACACTTAATGTAGCAGATATAATGTTTGAAACATCAGATCCACCAACTTCCACATCAATAAGCGATAAGGTGGGAGTTCTTGTCGAACTAGCACTCACCAGTGAACCTGGGAGTGAATAAGAGGCATCTCCTACTCTTTCTAACTTTTGTGCCTGTCCTGAAACAGCTAAAGTTAAATTTGAACCTTTCGCTAAATTGAAATCTCCGTTTGTTATTACACATTCATTCAATTTAAACGTGCTTTCTCCAGTTACAATAAAAAGATCAAAAGTTTTTATATTTGATCCTGTGCTATCATAATCTGTCAAAAGACTCTTTACAATTGTTTCATCTTTTTCTGTAGTTAATGAAACTGTAAACGAAAAGTTTGCAGGATTTGCTTTTGTTATACTTGTTCCCTGAAACATTTTTGTTTGATCGTGCAAAGTCTTTACTTCGTATGCATCTTCCGCAAATGTCTGTGAGAACGATACGTCAGGAGTCGTTTTTAATAAGTAACGACTCCCTCCGTATACGAGGTGTACATTACTTTCTCGTAGAAAGTTGTACGCTGTCATTGTTATACAGTATAGTCTGTTGAATATTGACTGTCTGAGTGACTTGTTGAACCTACATAGGTAACAGTCATTTCGTCTCCTGTTAAGAGATCGGATCCATGAGCCGAGAACTCTACAGAAGTTGAAATTAGATCAGCAACTTCGATTGTTGGAATTTGTAAATGAGCTTTTGGCAAGGCAAAAGTTACTAAAGGAGAAGCTCCACTAGCACCACCCATTAAAAGGCTCATATTGAATTCGTTTGTTACTAGACTTGTAGCAGCTGCTAAATCAGTTAATAGTTGATTTGAGCCGTCAGTCTTAGTATCTAGGTACATGGTTAATGACCCAGAGATTTGTCTAGCTCCTGTAAAGGAACCAATTGGTTTATCCACAAGTCCAAGAGTTTCTGGAGTTACATAAGTAACATTATTAGCAATGGTAATTGAACCACCAGTAATATTAATATCATATGTAGTTGTAGAATCACTTGCAGTTGGATCTAATATTCCATTTGAGTTCTTGGTTGCGCTCAGTGACAATGTTGAGAGTTTGTTTCTCAAGTAGTCAGCATCGTCAGGACCTGAACAATCTGCATAGTTATATCCTTCTACATAAGTTACTGTAGATACAGAAGTATCTGTTCCAGAAGGTTTTGCATGTAAAGATTTTGAAGGATCTTCAATCGCAGTATCAACTTGGTCAATTGTTGTTGCATTTCCAGACCATGTTAACTGGGCAATTCCATCAATTGAGAAGTCAATCTCACACTGATTTACTTGAGCCTCATTTAAGCGATATGTTGTATTTTCAAGAGCAAAATATATTGAAAGTTTCAATAATTCATGATGCTCTGATCTTTCAAATGTTACATCTGCATTTGAAGAATCAACAGTAATTGCTGATTGAGAAGTACCAGAAAGCGCTCCTCCTGTAATGTCTTTACCTGCGATAGAAGCCCATAATATATTTTCAACCATATCATGAGTTCCTGAACTTCTCCAGCTGTTAGAACCGTGTTTGTACGGTCTTACATAAGTCCCGAAAGACCATTCTGCTGGTGGTAAAGAGTCATTAAATCTTTTTGAACCACGGTTGGGTGTAGCACCTGCTTCGTTAATAGTAACGTCAGTTGCTTCACTTCCTTGTGAAAAGCTATATCCATCTAACACACCTAATCTAAAAGTATTAGCATCTGTGCCGTTTCCTTTAAATAGTCCTAGACCTGCTCTTGAGTTATCTGTAGTTGTTGTGCCTGTTACACCATTTACAACTGCAGCAAAACCTGTCCCAGATCCGCTGGTTGCTGATTGATCGACAGTGTCGTCATCTGCATATCCAGTTCCTCGAAAGTTATTTGGAATATATACTTCAGTTACAGCTCCAGCAGATACAGCGGCAACAATACATTTTGCTCCACTTCCTGAACCGTCAGTTGTACCCAAAGTAATTACATCTCCTACTGCGTGTCCACTACCTCCAGTGAATCCATCTAAAGTTGAGATAGATCCTCCGCTGGCGTGTACTCCGTTTACAGAGCTGACAAATACTTTCGTATTTCTCGATAAATTTAAAGCCATTTTGCTTTCTCCGTTTACTTTGGAAAGGGTTTGGCTACATTTTTATGTGCCTTACCTGTTTCCTAATATCGTATCCGCACTGTCATCTCTCCAATACCTAAAGGAGAAATAACTCCTTCATCTGTACTTATACTTCCTATTGTTAAAGAAGTTGTACTTTGTACTGGCGATACAGTATCGTCATACACTAAATTATCATTATTATCTATAATTCTTTCGATATCTTCTAGTAATAATGCTAAAGTTTCTTGAGCATCATTTTCATCATTAATATATGCTCGTATTGTTATATCTAATAGTCTCCATTTAAACTCTCCAGGTTGGTATTCTCTGAATTCGTCTCCTGCTACTACACAGATTTTTGGATATTGTTCTATTTCGTCTAAAAATTTTAAATGTCCGTCTACATTATTAAAAACATTTGAGTTATATGGAGTATTTCCATCTATTTCTTTTAACTTATTTACGAGAGCATCAACTACTTTTTTTCTTGCTGTTCTATATGCCATTATACTCTCCTAAGTGTAAATTTTGTATCTAGTTTTTGTAGTGCTAACTCCCTTATACTTTTTTCTATTAATTGTCTTGGGTCATAGTTTGGAGAATATTCTCCTCCTCTTTCAAATGCTCTATAAGGATTCTGCTGGTATGTATAGTCAAAATGTGTTACTCCAGCATTACTTACTGCATTTACAATACTTACAGATTGTGCAAATCTACCTGTTCTATTTTCTAAAGAAGGACGGCCCATGTTTCCTATCACTTGTCCAGATAGTCTTTGATTAATAAAGGCACGTGCTATCATTGCTTCTGCTAAGTTATCTTTACTAGCATCATATCCCTTTTCCTCGGGTTTTCCTTTATTTTTTATTACTGCTTTTTTGTTAGCTAAACCTGCTGAAAATACATTATGTATTGTTCTTCTTCCTTTTGTTTTTGTATCTTTGAAGTTTTTTGATACATTCTTTCTGTTTTTCTTTATTCCTTTAAATCTTGTTCTATTTATTGCTGTTCTGTTAGCATATTTTTTAACAAGAATAGGACTTAAAACTATGCCTTTTGCAATAGAATCTAAAAATGAATCTGATCCTTTTCTTTCTGGACTTATTCCTGTTTTTTCTAGTTCAACTCTAACTATATCTCTTATTTCATCTATTAAAGAACTTAATGCTCTGTTCTGTGCTGCGGCTGATTTTGCAGTTCCGCTACCTGTTTGTTGATTATCTTTAACCTGATTACTATACTGAGTTTCTAGATCGGTTTTAATTACTAGTTTACTTTGTGGATTTTGTATTAATTGTCCATTTTTAAATACTACAAAGTCATCTGTTGCTGATATTGTAATTCCATTGTCTGAAATATACTGATTTATTCTATCTGCTACCTTTGATCTAACATCCCCAATAAATTCTCCACCTTCTACACCTTCTAAGGCTTGATCTGTTCCCTGTTTAAAAACTGTATTTTTATATTTTCCAATAGCTGTAGTATGTCCTACATTATATAAATTTGAAGGTAACTGTCCTGATTTTTCTTTCTTTACCCTTCCTGCAGCTAGTAATCTTTCATATAAAATATATCCGGGATTACCTTTAGAAAATACTTTATTTGCTACTTGTACTTTGATTTTATTAATCAAAGAATAGGCATCTTGATCTCCAGGTTTTTCTAAATCAACAAATACTATTAATTTTTTATCTCCTTTATTTCCTCCTAGTCTATACGGTTTTCTAAACGGAGTTTCATTTTTTACTAGGGGTACTATAGATATAAAATTATTTATAAGTGCTTGCGCTGTTTCTTTTATTTCTTTGTCTAGTCCTTGTAAAACATTTTTTTCTAATCCAAATTCATTTACATATCCAGGAGTTGCTCTTTTAGCAGAAGGTGTAATTTCTTTTAATTGATCTACTGCCGTATCAAAATCTATCAAGAATTCATGACTATATTTTGCAAAAAATGATCTATATTTACTCCTATTTATAACTGTTTTAAATATAGCTTCTAAATCTCTATTTAAGTTTTGTAATGCCATCTATTTATGAATCTTATAGAAATCTAGTATTCTCTTAATATGATCTGGAAATCCTATATTTTCTCTTAGAGTTGTAGACACATTATTTTGTATCGAGGCTCCTGCTATTGCTAGTCTTTCTTTTCTTTCGTCTTTTAAATAGTATTTTACTAAATCAAAACATGCTAGTTTTAAATCTTCTGGTGTAGTTGCATACCCAGAGGTATAAACTACTTTTACTGCTTTTCTTCCTTTTGGAAAAGCTTTGTCGCTCATGTCATCTGTTCTAAAAATTGAATCCACTGTAGTGTCGACAATATACTCATATTTCCCACTTCCATCTGAATTTTCACTAATTAGTGTTACATAACTTTCTGATTGACTTTGTCTTTCCTCTACGGATACAACAGTATTTAATGGACTTTCATCTACCATTATTGAAGTTGTATAAGTATCTTTTATATCAAAGTACTCTGTTTTATTTGTTGAGTAATAATCAATAAAACTTGTGCCACAGTAAGTTTTTACTGCTTGGCTTATGGCTGGCACTATTACATTAATTTTCGCATCTTCAGTTACTCCCTGAATCCCTGCGAAGTCTTTATACTGTTGTAGTGTTATTAAATTTGCCATAGTTAAAAAGGGGGAGTGTTAAGGTACACTCCCAAAAACCATGTTACGTTAAGGGTTATCCTTAAGAAGCTTTATACGCGTAAGCCCACTTAGAAGTAGCACCATCGATTAGATCGGTGAAGCCAATTCTTTGTGAAGCAACTAGTACTCTACGCTGGTTAGCAACTTCGTAATCGGACTCAACGGTTACACCGCGTAGTCTTGGCATTACGTAGTTTCTAGTGTATACAGCAACTGCACCATAGATGTCAGCAGCTTTAGAAGCGAATTCGTCACACATTAGTACTCTTGAACCGAATACTTGACCAATTTCGCCACTTAGCTTAGTAGCCATATCACCAACTAAGTTAGCATCTTGGAATTCAGCATCTTCGAGTAGGTTATAATACACGTCTTGAGACACGATATAAACTACGTCGTTTGGATTGATTCCATATTTACCCATATTTTTTCTCATAGCGAGAAGATCAGCTGCGGTAACTGCATCACTAGCTGCGAAACCACCTGTTCCAACTACAGACTCATGATTGTCTGAATCAGCTGCTGCTAATAGACCTTCAAATGCGCCTGAAGTGTAAACACCATTGTCGTGGTTACCTGCTAAGATTGCATTTTCAATACCTCTTGCATGTGATCTGACCATAGATTCTCTGATCAATGGTAGAATTGGCAAGATTGCATCTTCTTCTGTCTCGTTACCTAAGTAAGATTGAGAAATAAGCTTCACGGTTGAAAGAGTTCTTTCAGCCAAGTCAACGCCACCATATGGAGCACCAAATGTGTCGCCTCTTTGAGCTAAGTTACCGTGTGGGCTTGAACCTGAAGCTGTTTGAGCTGAAGCGAATTCAGCATAACCGCTATCTGGTAAGATTGGGATAATCATG